CGAACAATGCCGGATGCCGTGTAGCTGTAAACTGTAGAGCCTTCTGTCGTGCATGGCATTAGGCTATCTGGCAGTAGCTGCACAGTATGGTCAAGCAATCCGAATTCAGTATTCAGCTTTACAGTGAACGTGTTACGGCCTTGGTTTAATCCATCCGGACTATAAAACCACGCCATAAACCGTTGCGCACCAAGTCGTGACATACGCCACGCTATATCGTATTGCACTGGAGCATCGCTGGATGTCTTTTTGATTCGCATTGGCCCGGCCAATGGCTGATACGCGCGAAACGTGGCCGCCTGAGAGCGGCTAGTTTCAGTTAATAATGGCAGTGGTACGTTTTCTGGATAGGCGACTATTGCCATTATCGAGCCCTCGATTGCAGGTTTGTTGTCCGGTTAAATGCCGAGTAAATTCTACCACGCTTCTCGCTGATTGCTTTACTTACGCGCTGGTCTATGGCGATGTTCAGGCGTTTACCATCCGCACTAGTGTTAGTCGTTACACTTGCGCCTGCTGTGTTGGTGATGTTTACCTGCTGACTGAAACCGCCACCGCCCATCCCGCTCATTGGCGTAACCTGCCCGCCGCCGTCCCCTGGCAGCAGGTAGTTTCTACCACCTTGCGTGAATACCTCTGCGCGTCCGTTTTCGCCAACTCTATACATTCCGCCAGCGCTTACTCCACCACCAAACTGACGAGCGCCGGCAAGCGCTAACATTTGCGATGATGCAACGCCAGCCTGTAGTGATGCCAATCCTGTAGCTGACGCACCGCCCATAGTTGCAGTGTTAGCCAAGAACGCTGGTGTTGCATATGCAGATGATATTGCCGCTCCTGTTGCGCTTGCAGTTGCCACGCTGGTAGCTGCGGCAGCTTGTCCAACCATCTGATTTTTCAGCGCCTCAATACCCATGCTAACCAAAGCACCGACAGCCTGATTCAGAATGATGTTGGCAAAATTCTGCATAGCTTCGGTTGCGGTCATAGTACCAGATGCCAAGCCTGCAATTGTCGTAGTGGCAGACTGGCCTAGTGCGTCCAGCCCTTCCATTAAAAAGTTGTTCCACTCTGACTGCGCCTTGTAATCCTCAATGGCTGCGGCTTGCTTATCCTTGCGGTATTTTTCTTCTAGCTTACTTTTTGTTTTCTGATATCTGGCATCACTAGCGCCTGCCATCTTGTGATAGTTTTCTAGCGCTTTCAGGTCTTCGTTGTATTGGTCTTGTACGCTCTGACCTTTTGTTCCCGTCTTGCTTTCTACAGTCTCGAATTTTTGCGTAGTCTGTACGTCTTCCGCTTGTTTCTTTTTGAGGTTTGCGATTGCTTCGGTTGCTTGGTGCACTCGCAGAATATACCCTGCCTCTGCGTCTATCTGCGCTTGCGTAGCGGTAGCACCTAATGCTCTTTGTGCCTCCAGTTTTGCGGTTTCCAAACTATAACGACTAGTTGCGCTTGCGCTGTCATCGGTACCTGATTTTAAATTGGCAAGTTCAGTTTCAAGCTGTTTTGCCTTACTAGCTGAATCTGTTAATCGCTGCGCGTTTTGTTGCTGTGCGGTTGTGTCTTTTCTTGCAGCAGATGTTGCAGCTTGCTTTGCTTTTTCTGCCGCAGCTTGAGCCTCTTTTTCATCATAGTACGCGTCAATCCTACGATTAGTTTCTGCTATCTGAGCTTTGCTTGCGCCTTCACCTAACTTTTGTGATGCCGCTAATTTTGCAGCTGCGCGATCACCTTCTTTTAATGCTGTCGTTTCTAGGTTCAACGACTTCATTAATTCGTCATAGGCTTCTTTTGCTTTTTTTGTCTTGTCCGTGTTTTCAGTGTACGACTTATTTACCGTTGCTAGTTGGTCTGAATATCCTTTCGCTTGGTCTTGCAGGTCGGCGTATTCCCCTTTAAGTCTAACAAGGTCATCCGCTTGGCCTTTTGTTAGCCCGCCACTTTGGCGCGAGAAGTTGTTAAGTGTTGCAATGCGTTGCGCAAGCTCTGCTGCTGCCGTTGAATTGGCTTTTAGTTTATTATTAAGCTCAAGTGAAATAACATCCTTCTGTGCTTTTCCTAACTTATCTACGGTGCTTATTAACTTTTCAAGTTCAGCGTCTGTTTTCTGTACTGAATTAAATAATGTACTACCAATTGCGGCTGCAACTGCCAGTATTGCGCCAACCACTGCGCCAGCTGGGCCGAACACGGACGCAACCTGAGAACCTTGCTGGCCTAGTATCATTAGTCCGTTTGTACCCATTTGCGCCTGAACTGCAACGTCTTGCAGTTGGTAGCCTAACTGCCTTGCTATGTTTCCAGCTCCTGACATGCCGCTAGTCGCTGTTTTAACTCCAGCCGCTACTTGTGTCATATTGGTGTTAAGTTTTACAGTCTCACCGCCAAGACTTCCGAATGCTGACCATGTTTTAGCGGCAGCCTGTGACACAGAATTAAGGCTTCCAACCATGTTATTTGATGATGATTGAACAGCTCTTGCTGCTTCAAGCATTCCGCTTGCGTCACCGCCAATCGTAAATATCAGCGAACCAGCGCTATTTTCTGCCATTATTTATTCCCCTTAGTCGCCAATTCTTTCAGTGCCGCGTATTCTTCTCGGCTGATTTCTTTTTCTTTCTTCTTGCCGCTTCTGCGGTCTAACATGCGAATTAAGCGCGTCATGGTTAATTGTTCAGCCTCTGCGAATGGCATTTTCAGTAAATCAACCGCCACTTCTACAAACTCAGCCGGGTTAAATTCATCTGAATATTCGCCATCTTCTTTTTTATCGCCATCACCTACGACGCCGTGCTTCATCATGTGACGCGCTAGGATGATAATTTCTTTCGTGTTGGCCTTGCCGATGGAATACAGCAGCTTACCGCGAACAGACTTATAACCGCCGACGATTGGAGTTAAATCGCTTTCACCTTCGTAGCAGCACCATAAAATATTAATTGCCGTTGGTAAAATCTGCTTCAACAGCGTTTTGTAGTAGCGCCCGTAAATATCCGCGCCAGTCTGGAACTGCATTAGTTCACCGATAGCCACCAGGTGCGTACCGTGATGCTCCATAAGCTCTTGTGCGCGCTGCTGCAAGTTATCAGTATCCGACCTGAAACTATCTATGTCTTTCAGCGCCGATTCAACGCCAGCGCCGTGTAGCTTCCCGAAAATCTCAATGATTTCTTTCGGGTCGCCAAGTTTTGCTATGTTTTTTAGTGATGGGCGGAATAGGTAATCCGCGCCGTTAAACGTGATAACCGTATCGCCAGATGTAATATCAATCATGAAAAGGTCTCGCTATGAAAGCATTGCGATATTTTATCATTTTTTTGTGTTTCTGGCTTGCGGTTGGCGTGAAGGTGTGTAATAGTTAAATACAGTTAATGAAGGAGTTTAAAGATGGAAATTACGTTAGCAAGCAAACTTAGTGATTTGATGGGTTACGTGCAAAACAGCTCAGAAATAACATTGAAATTATATCAGGATGACGCAACAAGAACTTATCACATGAAAGCCATTTCATATAACGGAAGTGAGTTATGGAGTGAGTTTGCTGATTCAATTCAGCAGTTAATAAATAAAGCATGGGACAAGCACGGATTGGATTATTGCAAACAAAACTAAGCCCCTTTCGGGGCTTATGTTACTTAACTGTATTTAGAACTGAAAACTCGGAGCTGTACTTGATAACATCATCATGAGCGGAGGTAATGGTACATTTTGTACCCATAACAAAGTGATATCGAGTGCCGGTAACTGGCGATACTTCTTTCAACCACATATAAGGCTCAGAGCCCTGAGTGGTTGCGTCAGGGTAGTTGATCGCCAATTCCAAATCTTTTACGTTGTATGCGTCCTCGTCATATGCGACACCATCAATTTTGATTGATGACTCAACAAATGTAACAAGTGATTGTTTTTTATAGTCTGGAGAGTCAGCGGTGGTTGCATCAGCGGTAGTCCATGATGAATCATTTTCCTTTCCGCGAGTTGCGCCGATATACGACCACGTTAAAGCAGCAAGCTCCACGAGTGTTTTGCTATTTGCTGAACCAAGTGCTGGTGAAAAGCTGTATGCCGTTTTTCGGCCCACATATGCAGTCATTTGTTATACCTCAAAAAGTTTGTAATATTACGTTTCGATTTTACCACACTAAGCAGCGTAAGTTAATTTGACAGTATGGTCTGCCATCTGTTGTGCGCTCGCTTATTGTGATGTCGTTAGTTACTTCAAATAATGCCGCATTACCTTGGCTGTATGTGGCGCTATCCGGTGATAGTTTTTTGACAATCGCATCTGCTGCGTTCACGACATAAGCAGCGAGCTCGTTGATTTGACCAATCAGCAGAATCCGCACAAATGGCTGCCTGATTGATGCATTACCACCGCCGTCTGGCAACAAAGCCATGTATCGCTCTGTTGCTGTTGTGGTGCTTTTCAGCTCATATGGCTGTACGATAAAGCCAGTTATCAGGTTTTGCGCAACAAGAAAGTCTCTCAAGTCTGCAATGTGGTTGCTCATAATACCGCCTTCATGACCGCCAACATTTCATCGCGGCTTTCTTTTGCTGATTCGGTTAGCCAGTGGTCAATCGCAGAAGGCCGCTTCCAGTTTACACCTACTTTCGCGTTAACTGCTGCGGCGTAGTCTTGATGGAATTTAAGAATGGATACCACTTTCATAGCGCCTAGCGCTTTCGTCTCAATGGTGCGGTTATTGGCTAGCGCGCTGGTATCGATGGGGATATTGGTTGCCTGATAACCATCCAGTACGGTAGCGCCTGCATAGGTCATGCGCGCCATTTTAGTTTGAATTTCAGACAAAATAGCAGGCATATTGTTAATTACTTTCACTGCGGTAATAGCCATCACACAAACACCTTATACAAATCAGACGAATCAACAGCAGACGCCGGGATATAACCAACTCCAATCACTGGCATCACTGCAACCTGTATCGGGTCAACTTCTGTTGTTGTGCCGATATGAATTAAATCACCGACAGATACACTTTGCAGGTAAGGACTAAAGAATGTTGCTGTTGATATAACTTCCTGTCCTTGTGCGTTGCGTATCATCTTGTAATCTTGCTTGTACCAGCATTTAGCTGATACAGGAGCTGAATAAATGGTAACGCCTGTCCACTCGTCAACGCTGGATGTTTTCCAGTATGTGCAGGTTTCGGTTAGGAAATCTTCGGCTAGAAAATCCATTATTTGCGCACCGTTTCAACTTCGCACGTGATTAGCTTTTTAAATAACCACATCGGCACATTCACACGAAGTAAAACAAACGGAAGCATGACGTATGCCGCAAACGGTTTAACTTTGATATTCATAACGAGATTGCACATAGCCATGATTTAATCCTCGCTCTGCCCTGACGTTACCGCCATAAACCAGAAACCGGTTCCGCTAGATGGAATAAGCGAACTAACAACGCCGTCAACGTCTGCTGTTTCAATTGCTGATTCAAGCCAGTCGTATGTACTATCTAGTGACTCGTAGTTGTACGATTTCGACATCACATCAAGACTTTTTGATGACTCACGTCTAACACCGTTAATCGACAGCATAGCGCACAGATATAGCTTAATCAGTCGAATCTTTGCGTCAGTATATCCTGCCACAGCAAAACTTGAATCGACAGAATTGGCAGTCTCAATGAACGCTTCGCTCTCAATGTCGGTTAGTGACTCGAATCCGAGCTTCTTTGTGAACGCTGCTAGTTCCGCGCTAGTTATCGTCGCTGTCACTTGCCAACTCCTTTCGCTTGATGAAGTTATTGCGAATATACACCGCCAGTCGCAGCCCGCGCTCTACCGCGAAAAACACGCCGCCGATTGCTGAGGTTATCAGCACTACATTATCCCATGGGATAGCCATATACCAAGACGTGCCAGCCACCATTGTTGTAACCGCGCCAATCTTAGGGCTTACATTATCTACCAACCTTCCGATGGGCGAATCAAGCGCCGCAGAAATTTTGTCCATCGTTGTCTCAGTCATAATTTATTGTTACCCATGATTTTATCACAAAACCCGCCGAAGCGGGTTAGTTGATCCAATTGAAATAGGTAGCGAATGTGAAGCTAGGTGTAGTTCCACCAATAGTGTAATGCATTCTTAATGTGCGTGGTAACGGTAACGACACTGCCGAGTTAGCGACCTCAGTAACTCCAGGGTAAACGACTAAGGTTGTCTGTCCTGTCGCTGAGATTGTTGCAGTTACCGGTTTTGCCGTGTAATCAATCCAAGTAGTTCCACCATCTGGTGAATATTGTAGTTTTGCTACCAATGTTGGGGACGTACCAGATAGCGCAGTAACGTTGATGGTGATGACGGCGCCACAGGCGTTGTAGTTAGTTACTGTAGCACCCGCTACTGTTGCAGTACGTGCCGCAGATGAGTCAGCAGTAGTGACAAAGTTATTTCTCGCCCTATCCCATGTCGAGTTGTTGAATAGCATCCCATCGGCACCCTCATGGGTTATCGTTGGGTTTGCATATGCATCCGCCGCCGCCGCCGCAGTTGGAAACTTAGCGTCGATGATTTGCGCTTGCCCTGCTGAGTTAATAGCTAATGTATAAACGCCTGTTGCATCTTGAATTAATGCCATTATTCTAATCCCCTAATTTTGAACTCGATACATGATAGTTTTCTGGTTGTTTACCAAGCTGTTGTTTCTGGCAGATATGGCGATTTTAAACGACCCAGCAGAAACAGAACTTGGTATTAAGCGGACGTCTAAGTAATCGAACTCAGCATCATCTTCATATTCTTTCTGTGCGGCATTTGTTATCGGTGAATACCACGCTTCGACTTTTGATGATGAAACTACAGCAGCATCAGATATGGTAACAACCAGAGGCTTTAGTAACCTAACACCACTCGCTCCAATTTGAATCGAATACTGTACTGTTTTGTGTGTTACCCACACAACCGCATAGTCTGTTCCTGACGATTTAGATAAAACCTGACCCGAGCTACCACCAGAAGGTAGCAACCTAGGTATAACAGAATCACGCAAATAATTAGCGATGCGCGTTGTAAGCAGTGATATTCTTGCGGATAAATCCATACTCAGACCAGCCCGCTATTAAACGTAGTCACAAAATCCGTGTCAGGCTCACCAATACCTAAGTTAGTACATGCTTGTGTTTTCTGACCTGATGTCAATGTTTGCGCAGCATCGAATCTCAGGCGATAACTGAGTGCGGTTGTTATAGTTGATGAGAAGTTGGCATCGTTTCCCAGTGCAGACGCAAGCTCCGATAGTGTATCAAGTGCCGCAGCAGCTCCGTTAGTCAGCGCGTTTTTCGCCGCCGTGATTTCTGACGCCACTTTGCTAGATGACCACACTTGGGTGGTAGATGACGTGCTATCGCTGATAGTTATTGGTGTGCCTAGTGCATCCAAAGCTGTTTTCAGCTCGTTGATGGCAGCAACAAGTGACACTTTTTGTGTGGTTGTCAGCGCCGACAAGTCAGCACCATTAGCATTCAATAATGTGCGGAGCGATTTACACTCTGTCGCCATTCGCGTAGCTAAGTCAGATATTCTTACGATAAGCGTAGACATGGCGGCTACCTTAAATTAATTTGTTGTCGAAAATTAGCGTAAAATCAGGCAAATCGTCACCTTGATACTCTGGACCTTGCGGACCAATCGGACCGATAAGTCCAGTGTTTATTGGCTGAATTGATACCTGATTTTGCTGAATTAATTCAGTTGTTAGTGATTCGTTAACATCAGGAGATTTGTAGCTTTGCGCCGATATCACGGTTCCAACAGAAATTACTGGCGTTAGAGTTGTTTCAATCATGACGTTATGCCTTGTATGACGTTGATGTTAAACGTCTCAGTGCTAACTTTTTGCCCAGATGATGTTGTATATTGAATGTCACAATACAACAATCCAGCCGGCCAGTTGTCAGTGTTGGTACAAAGCAGTTGATAAGTGGCGTAGTCAATAACGTTGACGGATAAATCAGCGACAAGCTCAAGTGTTTTTGGTTTTCTCACCTGAGACTTGATTTGCCATTTATCAATTCCGTTATCGACAGTTACACCACTTACTGAGGCTTGAACGGCAAACGTATCACCGTTTTTGATGTTTATTTTTGCCGTCATTTACATTATTCCTTTTCTCGTTTCGTGTATTGTCGTTTCGGCGTAGCAACCTCAAGCTTTGCTGGCTCAATTTCTTTGACGTATGGCGCAAAATATTCACCAATGTCACCACTGGTTTCAATCTTTTCTCCAGCTTTAAAACCGCCGAAGTCTTCTGTTAATTCGTATGTCTTCATGATTTTCTCTTAGTAAAAAGGGAGCCTAAGCTCCCTCTATTTTAACACAACTTTACGCTGCAATATTAAGCAACGTTAGAGAAGTTGAACACGCCACAATGACCGGCATAGTCGTTACGGATTTGCAGACCCATAGCGCCGTAAATCATGAAGTTGTAGTTATCCAGCGGGTTAACTCGACTCATCGGAACAACAGCAACTGAAGCACCAACCAGCGGACGAATGAAGTCAGCAGAGCGAACGTAGCCGAACATGGCTTGACCACCTGACAGCTTGAATGTGCGCTTGAATGCGCCGATTCGTGCAAATTTCAAGATCTCAGTTTCCAATGTGCCATCTTTGAAACCAGCCGAGCCAGACAGCGGTCGTTGCAGCACACGCATGATTTCAGGTGACACCCACAGTACATCTAAACGATCTACAAAGTTGTTATCCAGCGCGGTAGCCAGATACACAGTGAAGAACGTGATGATTTGATCATTGGTGGCTGTAGTGAAATCAATATTTGCACCAGCAACGCTGCCAACCGTGCCAGAACCCAAGTTTACTTGGTAGCTGTTACGATGGTTACGGATACCCTGACCAACTGCGCCATCAACTTTGATTTTGCTATCACCGGTCAGCATATAGTCAGCGATGTTAGACAGCACCCATTTCATTTTCAGTGCTTGAGCGTCTAAAGCAAAGTCGATACCTTCCGTCAGTCCGCCAGTGGCTTTACGGAAATTGACGCCATAACCAGCGGTAAACGTTGGAATTGGGTCAGAGTCGTACACATTTTCGTTGTGGTCGAAATCAGTTGGAGTTTTGAAATCCATGCTGCGAGCCACGCCGGTAGACAGGTCAGTACCTTTCGCGTAAGCATTTGACGTCTTACCGATAGACAGTGGTTTAGCTAAGCCCATGATGTCAGTCAGGAACTCACGGCCTTGATCATTGTCTTTTACCTGAATACTGGTACGGTCAGTTTCGCGCCAGAAGTCTAAGCCAGGTTTACCGGCGTTACCAACTAAACCAAAAGCGGAGTTGATTTCGATATCTACTGGTTGCAAGTCATTACCGTACATGTCAACAAAGTGTCGTGATTGTGATGCAATTACACGACGCTGTGACAGCATTTGCTCTTTCTGTGTTCGCAGCGCGGCACCGTCTTTGGTGTTCGCTTGCAGGTCTTTTTCTTCAAAAACTAACATTCGTTATCCCCTTATGCAAAACGAACTTTTACCAACTGAGCGGCAGCGCCAACAGTCAGAGCTTCTTGTGAGTATGCGATAACTTCATCTGTGCCAAGTACGGCGATACGTAAAGTACCATCACCGGCAGAGGTCAGAGGAGTATCTTCAACCAGCACCTGCGTTGCTTTGATTAACACGGCCAGTTCACGGCCAGTTTCCGCAATCTCACCAACAATGGTGGAGCTTGCCGCGATAGTATCGCCAGATTGCTGGCCTTCACTTTCGTTAGTGTTAACGATGTAAATTGCGCCTTGCTTCTTACCATCGGTGGCATGTTTGATAAATGTGCCAGATGACAGCTTGACAACGTTACCAGCTTGCAGCGTGATAGCGCCGGATAATTTTGTTTTTGTGTGTGATTTTCCGTCAAGATTCACACGAGCATAACGACCAATAGCCATTTAATTAGCCCTCAAATTTGTAGTCAGCGAATGGGTCAGCGTTGTTGTCGCCTGACGCACGATTAGCATTCAGACCGAAGGCTGGCTGCTTCTGATTAGCAATCATGGCGCGCAATGCAACGATACCGCATTCTTTTGCCGCATCTTCTGTCAACAGTTTAGCGTTAACCACCTGCTGAACCAGGATGTCTTTTTCGGCTTGCTCGGTAGCTGCTTTGTTTGCGGCTAATGCAGCGGTTACAGCATCCTGTACTGTTTTTGCGGTTTGTTCTGCGTTTACCGCGAGAGCATCCGCAATCATTTGTTGAACTTCTTGTTTTTCCACTTGTTCGCCCTCACGGCTGTTATTCATAGGCATTTCGGACTCTGCGTCCTGTCCCGTTGATTTTACCACACTTTTCACTATGTCAACAATCTTGCCGATTACACCGCCGAAAACGTAGTTTCGCTGCGTTTCAACCTTCTTGATATCGCCGACAAACTCAATTTCACCATTGGTAATTGCGTATTTGACGCTGTATAACCCAAAGCGAGTGTAAAATATTGCAGTGTCTTCGTTATAGTCATCGATATCACAATATACATCATCCTCACCTTTTTCAGATAATGAGCTAAATAAACAAGCTTCATTAGCTGCCTTTTCTAGCTTGCGGCGAATCTGATTTGACGATAAAGAAAAATCCTCACCACTAGACAGATTGCAATACATCACCTCAACTTCTTGCTCACCATCCGCATTCACGAAAATGCCAACACCCTGCTCCGGTGTCGCCGCGCCGATTTCACCGACTAAAATGGCGTCATGGTTGAACGTATCGATATTGGCTTTGTATTCGTATTCTTGACCGGCTGCGTTTGTTCCAAGCTCTGGAACTCGCGAAAGGTAAACGCCGGTTGATGTGTGGATAGGCTGCTTCTTAGCGATAGCGTTCGCCACAATCTTCCCACGTGTTGAGTTTTGCAGCGCCTCGGTCGGGATGTATTTATCAACCAGCCATGCGCCGTCTTGCGCTTGCCCGGTGACTTTGTTAAATGCGCCGGATAATCCGTGTTTTGCTTGGCTCATCATGTCGTAAGCATCTGCAAACTTGCCATTTACAACCGGGTGGCCCAATGTGACTGGCGTCATATTTAGCGTGTCGATAGTACGCTTAACCTCATCGCCAGGATACATAATACCATTCATGACGATATCCGGCGGCAACGTTTTAGATGGAAGGACGGTAAACTCTACACCTTCGATTGTTTCTGTGCGGATAGCGGAGTTGTCCACCAGCGTTGAGATGTTAACCAGTAACTGATTACCAGTTGGTTCTTTCGCGTGTTTGATTTTGTTGATTTCATCTTCACGCGCTTGAGCTTCTTCTTTCGTCGTAAAGCTGCCGAGATGTTTTGTGCCATCTTTGCTGTATAGCTCGAATTTACCTTTGATTTTCTTAATCATGATTTATACCAGTTGTCTAGACTGGTGATATTTTAGCATGGAATGGCGACCAAAGAAAAAGCCAGTGTTCGACTGGCTTGTTGTCAAGTTTTCCATTAGCGATTAGTAGGCAAGGCGTCTAATCTACTGTATCAACTCAACCATTAAATGATAACAGCGCCGTACAAATGCAGAGGGCGCTGTCGAATTTGGCGGGTAACTCTGGATTTGAACCAGATATCATTCGCTTAACAGGCGAGCGCATATACCACTTATGCTTGTTACCCTGGTTTACCATTCGCTACGCTTCACAGCGTTGCTATGGTTGAAAGCCTAGCGGTAGCGACAAGGTTAGGCTTTCTTTGTTGTGGACTCGAACCACCTACATTAACCCTGCACCAAGCTTGAATCGGAATCGAACCGTTTGAGTTTATGCTTCACCGATTTAACACTAGGTTCGTAAGCGTAGCAAAACAATTATCGCATTAATCATCCATCCTGTCACATCCCTTTAATGTGTGGCGTATTACCTACAGGCACATTGTGATGCGCACCATTTTGCGCTGATAATCTCAATATGAATCGACTCACAGATGCGATGCTGCATACGATTAGGATGATAAAAAATTGAATAATCTCAATCATAAATCACCTGTATTTGCCTTGGTTAACCAAGTGACTTAACTATTACACATATAAAGTTTTAATGCAACCATACTTTTAAATATTTTCATCATTGCAAGCCACAAATTCAACTCCGCGCCGAACATAATCAAAAACAGCATGACATTTAACGCCAGCGACAAGCACTGTGCGCGGTTCTGTGTACTCAATGAAGTTCTCTATTCCGTAACTGCTTGCAATCGCACATGCGCAGCGTAGAAGGTCGTCACCGCAATTGTTGTGCATTTGGTCTTTCGTTAGTTGAATGAACATGGGTTTTATCCTGTGGTTGTTGTGTGGGTATTTTACCATTTGGCCCCCACAACAACGTTGAAAATAAACTTCTATTTACCATTTACCGCAACGTTACCATGTGGCATACTAGGTAGGCTCCTGAACAACAATATACAGAAATACTCTCTTATAGAGATTATAATCTTTATATTATTTATATATAGAGA